GATATCAAAACCAGAAATTATTCGATCACCGCTGGTATGCAAATAGTGCAAGCTATCGAAATTGCCATACGAAATAGCACGTTTATTACTGGCCAAAGTACATTATTTTTTAACGAAGACGATGCACTGCAAGTAAAAGACGAAGTCAATGCAAAAGATGTAGTTTGGTTTAATATTACATTTCAGGCGGTACAAGGAGAATATGATTACAAACGCAATGACTATGCACAAAAAATAACATTCACAATCAACACATATACACCGGTAAATTTTAGCAGTAGTTATTATCCTTCAAACAAATTTCGTGGCCTGCATAAACAATACAACTATTGGTTTACTGGTAAAAATTCTTCAGTGATTGAATACAAAGAAACTCTAAACAATCTCTACAATCTTACAATCAGTGGAGATACAAAAAAAGGAAATCTTGGCTTTCGGCAACGTCTAAGCGAAACTAGTAGCATGAGAGATCAACCGTTTTTAAATTTTCAGACTGCCAGTACAGAAAATAGTGCTGGTTCATCTGGCAAACAAAACGAACCACAAGCCAATTTGGCTGAGAATCTTTATGATCCAGTTGGCCTGGCCAATTGCAATCTTAAAATTGTAGGCGATCCTGCTTGGATACAGCAAGGCAGTTTTGCTGGTGGAGTTAGCGCACAAGAATTTGATTTTAGCCCTTTCTTACCAGATGGCACTATAAATTTTGATGCTAGAGAAATCCAGTTTGAAATAGCATGGCAACGACCAGAAGATTATGATATTAATACTGGTCTAGCAGACCCTTATGCAAGATCCAGTAAACGACAACCAGTACAAAGTCGAGTGTATACTGCCATGCAGTGTACTAGTGAATTCCGTCAAGGTAGTTTTTATCAAACTATTCAAGGTAAATTATATTTCTTCATGAAGCCCAATGCTTCTAACAAAGCAGCCACAGCACCAATGCCACCAGCAACTCAAGCTGACGTGAGAAGAATAGACAATGCAACTACCACCGCTAATCCTAGTAAGGCAGCGGCAACTGCGGCCGCAGCCGGTAATAAAGGCGGCACAGGCGTAAAGGCTGTTCCCTTTGTGCCGCCTAAAACTAACACCGCTGCTGATTTAATCCCAGGCAACTCTTATGCAGTACCTGTTACAACTAGACCTCCGGAACCACCAACTAGCAATGGCGTTATTGCAGGCATTAAAAATTTCTTTTCACCACCTAAACTTTCAGAAAATGCAGCATCAGATGTAAGAGCAATAGATAATGCAATTATAGCAGGCGAAGATAGAGCAGCATTTGGAAGATTTAGACCACCGGGGCAAGGATGGCGAGGTAATCCGCAAGTGATAGCCAAAGATGATTAACAAGGAACAGTAATGGCAACAGAAATACAACGCAGTAGAGGACGCCCGTCAAATTACAAATTTGATCGTGGTGGCACACCTGCGGAGTTTGGTCCATTTTATGGTGTAGTAAAAAACACCACAGACTCGGCAAGATCGGGTCGCATTCAAGTTTACATTGACGCATTTTCTAACGGCGGCGAAACTGACCCTACAAAATGGATTACAGTAAGTTATATGCCACAGTTTTTTGGATCAACTCCCTATAACCCAGCGGCACAAGGGGTAGGGAAATATATTGATGGCAACTCCAACAGTTATGGCATGTGGTTTACGCCACCAGATGTGGGTATCACAGTGTTGTGTGTGTTTGTGAATGGAGATCGCAGTCAAGGGTTTTATATTGGCACTGCCCCGGATCAAAGCATTGGACATATGGTACCGGCTATTGGTGCCGCACCGGTCAAAACTCAAGTTGTTGCAGAAAATGAAAATCAAGCAAAATATTTTGAAGGTGCAGAACAATTACCAGTAGTTGAAATTAATACTAATAATATTACATTTGAAGAAAATCTTAGATTTTTTGATGCACCCAAACCAGTACAAAGCGTAGTAGCAGAAACCATGTTCCGTCAAGGCCTAATCAAGGATGCTCAACGTGGCCCTATATCAAGTAGCAGTCAACGAGAAAGTCCTAGTGCTGTTTTTGGGGTAAGTACGCCAGGCCCTGCTGTGTATCGTGGTGGTATGCAATTGGGAGAAATACAGAAAAAAATTCAAGCTGGAGATTTAAAACCTAAAGATATTGAAGTAATTGGACGTGTGGGCGGGCATAGCATTGTGATGGATGATGGTGACACCGCTGGCAATACTAGATTGATGCGATTTAGAACCACAGCTGGTCATCAAATCACTATGAGTGACAGTGGAGATTTTTTTTATATCACTCATGCCAACGGACTGGCTTGGTTTGAACTTGGTGCTCAAGGCACACTAGATGTGTATGCCACAAATAGCATTAATTTGCGTACCCGCGGTGATATTAACCTACACGCTGATAGAGATATCAACATGTATGCTGGCGGCAGTATCAAAGCCAAGGCTGTAGAAGATATTACTTTGCAAGCTGATGCAGACCTTACAGCTATTGCACAACAAAATTTAAAACTATACAGCAAAAGTTACATTGGTATAAAGGCTGATGGCAGTTTGGCATTACAAAGTGCTTCAGGAAGTTGGGGCGGTGGTGGTGCATTAAAATTTACCGCAGGCGGCATTGATCTTAACGGTCCAGCAGCTGACTCAGTATCAGCGCCCAACAACTTGACCACAACTATTTTAGATGATACTGCATTTAGTAGCGCCACTGGATGGACGGTCAAAACAGATGGACTAGACAGTATTGTGACGCGAGCACCCACACACGAGCCATATCCTTATCACAACAAAGGTGTAGATATTGAAATTCCGTTGGAAGCAGGACAACCGCCACCTAATCCAGGTGCTGTGCCTGTGCCTGCTGGATTTGAATTCACAAGAAAAGCATGAGCACATTTAATTTTGAATTCAATGGCCAAAAGTTTGAAATCAAAGCTCCAACTGGCGCCACATTTGAACAGGCAAAGGCAGTGTTTGATCAACAAACAGCCAGCGGCGGCCTTACGGGATTTAGAGTTGGCGATGTATTAAGTCCAGCCACACAAGCTGCTGCTGGCCTAGCATCCGCACAAAGTCAATTAACACAAGGCTTGGCATCATTATCTAGCAAATTACCCGTAGGCACAAATCTAAACAGTCTCACAGCCAGTATAGGAACACTGGGGCAAGGTGCAGGCACACAAGTAGCCAGTGCACTACAAGGTGGTGCGGCTGCATTTAATTCATTAACTACCGGAGCAGGCGGCAGCACTGCTGCTATCAGTTCAGCACTATCAGGAGCCGGTGCTGGATTTTCGTTACCGTCAGCGTCAGCAATCACAGGTGCATTAACTGGTGCAGCCGCACGAGCAGGTAGCTTGGCTAGCACAGCAATTGGTACCATATCTGGATTGATTAAAGGAACTCCTACTAATGGAATTAATGTGGCAGACTTTGCTAAACAAGGCCCGGCGTTTAGTGGTCTTGGCAGCATGAGTTTGCCTGATGTAACTAGTACATTGTCTCAAGCGTCAAAGTTAGTAGGACAAGCTGCTGATGCCATAAGCAATGCAGCAGGAGCAGGAAAATTTGGTCTAGATGCCAGTCAACTTGAACGATGGGGTCTTGTTAAACCAGGAACTGCTGCCACATTTTTAGCACAAGGCGGTAGTAATCTTACCAGTGTGTTAAAAAGTCCCACAGTGTGGACTGGTAGAGATGGTGTGAAAAGTCTTGATGGATTGTTGGGTAATGAAGGACTTCAAAACAAAATTCAGCAAGGATTGATGACTTCTGGTGTGGCTGACTTAAAATCACTAGGAATTCCCACAGACAAATTGACACCACAAGCACTCAGCGGCCTAGCAACCAATGCTGCCAAGAGTGTGCTAGACACACTAGACTGGGCTAAAAACAAACCTGGACTGCCAGCGGATATCAAAGCTAAATTTGATGCCGCAGCAGTCAACGGTGCGTTTGCTGTAAACTTAACTCAGGCCAAAATAGATCCATCTATGCTTCAAGAATATACACCTGTAGCGGCTGTCGGCACTGTAAATACAGATACGCTTGATGCCGCCGCCAAACGAATTATAGGTAATGCAAAAGTTCCTAGTATCTTGCCCACCGAATCCAATAAAATTACCGCATAAATATTGATATGACTACCTTTGTTGGCTTTAACACACAGAATCAATACAAAAAATTTACACTGGTGGATTTTGAATTGGTCAAACGCGATCTCTTGAATGCGTTTAACATTCGTCAAGGCCAACTGCCCGGCCGTCCAGGATATGGCACAGTGTTGTGGAATTACTTGTTTGAAAACCAAGTTGATGCTGTTCAACAAGGTATTGTGAATGAAGTGCAACGAGTAGCAGGTGGTGATCCTAGAATATTCATCAGTAACATTAACGTATATCCCCAAGAAAATGGCATGCTAATTGAATTAGAAATACAAACTGTGGGCGGTGTAGATGCTGAAATCTTAAATGTATTTTTTAATCAAGTGAGTCGTTCGGCCAGCTATGTATAACTACGCCGTTTTTTATCTACATAAATAACAGATAAAGAATACAAGGCCCAGACGCAATGGCAAAAACCACTAGACAAACAGCGATATTTGGTGTAGAAGATTGGAAACAGATCTATCAAACCTATCGCGAAGCAGACTTCCAAAGTTATGACTTTGAAACTCTACGCAAGAGTTTTACTGATTACCTGCGTTTGTATTATCCAGAAACATTCAATGATTACATTGAATCATCTGAATACATTGCCCTGCTGGATGTTATTGCGTTCATGGGACAAGCCCTAGCCTTCCGCACAGATCTAAACACTCGTGAAAACTATTTAGACACAGCAGAACGTAGAGATTCAGTCACACGCTTGGCTAACTTGGTTAGTTATACTGCCAAGCGCAACACTGCGGCCCAAGGCCTGCTCAAAGCATTCTCAGTGACCACAACAGAAAATGTTGTGGATTACAACGGCGTTAACTTGGCCAATGTCACAGTGAACTGGGCTGATCCCACAAACTTTGATTGGCTGGAACAGTGGAATGCTATTGTGAATTCATCGTTAGTTAGCAGTCAAAAGATTGGTCGTCCAGCCAGTCGTCAAACTATCTTGGGTGTAGATACCAGTGAATACGGTATAAATCTAGTGCCAGGCTTTTTGCCAGTAATCCCATACAGTGCCACTGTAGATGGTGTAAACATGCCGTTTGAAGCCACAACTTCAAGCACAGCCGGAAGAGACTACATCTATGAACCCAGTCCAAAGCCCAACACCACATTTAATGTGTTGTATCGCAATGATCAATTGGGGTATCAAAGTGCCAACAACGGATTCTTCTTTTTCTTCAAACAAGGCACCTTGCAAAATCAAGACTTCAACTTGGCCGAACGCATTGCCAATCGCACAGTAAACATCAACATTGATGGTGTAAACAACGAAGATCGTTGGTTGTTTCAGTTAGACAATGTGGGTACAGTCAGCAGAGAGTGGACATACACTGAAAACATTTATTCATCAGCAGCTGAACAAACTGCCACTCTTAGACCAATCTTCTCTACTACCAGTAGAACAAATGATCAAATTACCATGGTATTTGGTGACGGTGTGTTTTCAGAAATTCCTGTAGGTATTTTCCGTGCGTATGTCCGTGCAAGCAATGGATTGCAATACATTATCAATCCCGCTGAAATGCAAAACGTAGTACTACCAATCAGTTATGTTGATCGCAACGGCAATTTGCAAACTATTACTTTTACTTGTGGAATCACACAACCAGTGAGCAACGCACAAAGTCGTGAAAGCATTGATGCTATCAAACAACGTGCTCCAGCAAGATACTACACGCAAAATCGTATGGTCAACGGTGAAGACTATAATCTGTTTCCGTTTACTCTTTACAATTCTATTATCAAATCAAAAGCAGTGAACCGTGCTTCAATTGGTACCAGTCGCTATCTTGATCTTGTGGACAACACAGGCAAGTATTCGTCTACCAACACATTCTCCAGTGATGGTGCCATGTGGGAGGACAACATTCTTCCCAGTAGCTTGTTTGCTTGGACCAATCGTAACGAAATTGCCGACCTTATTACCAACTCAATTCAGCCTGCAATTGCTGGCGCTACATTTAAACAATTTTACTACGCTAACTTTCCAAGAATAACTGTGAATACTGGTGCTACTGCACTCAGCACATGGAATCAAAGCACAACATTGGCCAAT